CAGCAACTCTAACTCTTTCTTTCTTGTATAAATCAAACCCGAGGTCGATAGTAACATCAATAGTATCACCATCAAGGACACGATTGATCTCCGTCACTCGAAAGTTGTAGCAGCTCTTCCTGCTCGGTGGTGTCATTTGTCCCATCTTCTAGCTCTGCAAATGCTTGTCGTAGTATGTATACAACTACAAACAACGCAAGACCGAGTGCCATTATTACCATAATGATTACTGACCACACAGGATCGTTAACATTATCTAGAGGACGCAATAATAAATTCATTTTTTAATAGGCCAAGTAAGTTCCATTCCTATCGTGAGTAGCAGAACAAATCCAAATACAAATACAGCACTCATAATTCAATAATAGATAATAAAAAAAGAATTACTCCAAAGGAGCAAAACAAACCGGTTAATATAAATGGTGTATTCATAACCTATTACCACTATCGGGAGAAGGTATTAATTGATATGCCATCTTGTCTCTCAACTTATTGACACGTTCGTCATCATACTGCTTGAAGTGTCCTCGCTTCTCAACTTTCTTATAGTAGTGTAATGCATTGAGGATGATTGCATAGTCATCCATATCTAATTCAAAATTCATAATTCATTAAATCGGTAATCTAACATAATCCTGTATAAAGAATCTCTAATAAACCACAGGTGTTCTTGCTCTTCATATGGTCTGGCAGGAGCACCTGGCCAGTACTTAATAGTTTCCTGCACACAATGGTGCAAAAGACGCACGTCTTCTATGGTTAAGTCTACTGTGTAGTCTGCTGGTTTAGTCATGGATTCCGGGGATCTATACCTAAAGTTTTAAGATACTCTATCCACCAATTTTGGTCTTTGATGTATCTCCAATTAGGAACTTCTTGACCACGTTCTATAACATAATATTCATAGAGAGCATTATCTATAGTCTGTGCGATCTCCATATTCCTCTTCCTTCTCGTCAACGTCTGCATATGCATCTGCCACGAAGGGTCCTCGTTTTCGTAAGGGTTCTTTTCTGACATAAGAAGATTCAGAGTTTACAGCAGAAACCCAAACAGCAAGTTTGATTACGATGAAAATTAAAACCAGTGGTGTAAAACAACCGATTAAAATTACTGGATTCATTTATGCTTCCTCGTAAAAGGTTCCCAATGTTGCCAACTATATTTATGAACTGCCCACATACCTATGACAGGAACAAACACTAAGATAGTTGAGAGGAATCCTAATCCATATGGGTTGTTTAATACAACACCACAAAATCTAGCAAACTGTAAAATCATAGTTGTACATAAGCGTTGTTAACTCCCCAAACTATACTTAATGCTATCGGGGTTATTATAAAAAATGCGGAGACGAAAGGTCTCACTATTTTGCCTCCAGTAAGTTTGAAAAATAACGATCAACTTCATGCAGATCTCCTCTAGGAGGATTCACATCAATATCTTCTGACCATTCTTTACAGAACTCTCTCATTGTCGGTGTTATGCCATGAGGTAAAAACATTCTGCCAAATGATGACATAGCAAATGCATACCTCATTCTAATGCGCTGTTCCATTTCCGTCATAGTTGTCACTTTCGTAGTAGACATTTTCACCTTTTCTGTACCCGAAATATGCGGTGGCACATATAAAGGGTAGTGATCCGAAAAGTAGGACATGTGCTAAGGTCATAATATTACCGATTGAAAAATTTTGGAGCAAGAATCAATAGCATAGGGAGCTCCATATACCCCAGAGAAGATGTAAGATATACCCAATTTAGAGCAATACTTTTCTAACTCTTGGCATTTTGATATGTTACTAGTACTGTAGTCAATAACAATATCACCTTCCCCAAGTAATGGTAGCAACTCATCGAGTGTGTCGTCTACCTTTGTCTCGGGAATAACAAGTTGAAAGATACCAGGGACTACACCAGCACTTGTTAATTTCTTGCCATCAGATTTAACTGCTCGAACAAGGTACTTTATTGAAGTCACACATCCACTGATGTATCCTGCTTCGTATTGTTCTTCTGCTTTTTCGTAGTTGCTACCATATCCCCAAACTTCAATCCCATCATTGATCATACGGCGAGACATACCTTCGCCTATATGACCAAGACCTATCATTCCAACTTTCATTTAATTAACTCAATTTACGTGAATAACTCCAGTCATACCTGCGCCCTGGTGAGGACCACAGAAGAAATTATAGTCTCCTGCGTCAGCAAATACAACGTCTTGTGTTTCTCCGGGAGCAAAAAGTAATGCTTCCCTAGAAAGGTCAGGACGTGCCTCAACAATAATATTATGAGGAGGTAGTGCCTGATTAATAAAATGCACAGTATCACCTGCAGAGATTGTAATCTCATTCGGTTCAAATACTAGGTTGCCACCAGCACCCATTGATACATCGACTGCCCACACAGGAGCAGCAATAAAGAGTGCTATTAATAATGAAATTAAAACTTTCATCGTAGTTTTATCAACTACATTATGTAGGTATTTTTACGATGTTTTTATATTTTATTTGTTTTCATTTCCTCATTTTCAGGCAAGTATTCTTGCGTATAATATTTTAATTTTTGAATCAATCCAGAATACTCATCCCACATATATTCCGAACCAGTTTTTTCCTGATAAGTCTCACATGCTTTGATTAAACGGGACATATCTTCTGCATTAAATCTCATACCCATAGCATTAAAATAGTATTATATCTAGTTATATCAGCAATTCCAAGCACGTAATGATTTGTTAATTCTGCTGTCAGGATCTCGTGACGTTTTCTTGCTAGTAAGTTTTGCTTTCATACCTTTCATTCTAGCGCAGAATGATTTCCTACGGGGGTTTCCAACCTTCTTGCTTGGTGCTTTAAGGTCAGATCCTGGATTTTCTTTTTCGTAAGACTTTCTTCCTTTTTCGTTAAGTCCTCCAGACTTTTTCTTTCCTGATTTTTTAGTCCAGGCTGCTCCTTCGAGGACTGATTCTGAAAAGTTTTTAGTGGCGTACTTGTCCCAGTATTCAACTCCGTATTTGCATTCGGATCGAGTTTCGACTTTCTCGCATTTGGGACAGTATCTTTTTTCTGCTGATTCTGTGATGTCAATACGTAGTTGTTTAAAGGACTTCATATTTATTCAGACTCTTCTTGTTTATTTATTTGCTTCAGCATCTTTTGTAAATCTGCTGTGCTACCAACAAATAAATTGTTTGTAGTTTTGTTATTGACAGAGTTCTTTGTGGGTGCTTCAAGATCTTTCATCTTCTTCTGTAGATCAATCAGTTTGTCTGTAGTATCTGCAACCTGCTTCATAGCGTTCACAGCGACTTCATACGCTCTTGGGTGCCCTGACTCCTGTGCGACCTCTAACGCCCCGTTGAACGCCTCCTGACCCTTGTCTATGAGGTTATATAATTGCCCACGGGTATATTCATAATCTTTATCCTGGTGATCCTTCTCTTCTTTTTTGGGAACAGGCTTGGATGCTTCAATTTTAGTCTCTTTGTTTTCAACTTCAATATCAAATACGTCTTCCATATTATTTTCAAAGGTACTCATAATAATTCAATCCCCTCGTTAAATCCAAAGTCATCTGTACTGACGACAAGTGCGTCATCAGCAGCATCTATCACACCATCAGCATTCTTATCTTCCAATGCTTTGGGTGTATATGTAAGAGCAATTTCTCTCTTCCCAACATCGGGATCGCCAATGGTTTCGTATACAGTTGCTTTCTTGATAAGACCACTCTTACTGTAAGGACCGTAGATGTAAGATCTTGCAGTAAAGTTAAGAGTCCATACAATACTTCTTCTTTCTAAAAAGTCTCCATCCCAATCATCTTCATGACTGATGCCATTGAGAATGATAGAGATATCTTTCTTCTCATTCATATCAGCAATCATATTAACCGTAACATTAAAGTTAGGTTGGAAGTATGGAAGGATTTGCTCAAGGATTTGTAGACCATCATCTTGAGACTTGGCAATGATACCAAGTTCAAATTCCATATTGTAGGGAACTGGAACGTATTGTACTTTTATTTCAGTACCATCATCATTGATTACTGTACGATACTTTTGTGTAGGTGCAGTTTTTCTAGAACCATCATAATTAAGACCAGTCATTTCAAAGTATAGTCTTGGTAGAGTGATTGCTACTTTGTTAGTAACATCAGCATTCTCTTCTAGACGAGTCAAAAACTTTGCTTTAGGTCCATAAGCAAGAGGAACTTTCTCCGCTTCAATCACATCACCAGTTGAAGGATTTTTTTTTCTAATTTCAATATTATTAAATAATGTGCCGAAACTGATTACTGTTTTCCTAATCGCTTCGTTATAAAAATGTGGACCTAACATCAGAATTCACCAGTAACGTTTCCATATTCACCGAATGGATTCCTCTCGGTAAAGTCGAGAAGATCATCAGCTGTTGTTTCAATATATTTATTGTCGGCGTACTGGACGTTTTCTAGAGTTAGATTATCTACATCTACACTAGTCTGTACAGTACCACTCTCCGCTCCAGTGATAGTTTCACCAGGAGTAAAGTTACCATTTCTATTGATAAGTTTAAGTTCGTGGTTGTCTCTATCCCAGAACGATACTTCTGCAGTAGTTCCTGTA